TTTTAGTTTTAGAAATTAGTACTAAAGATAAACAAATTACGCTAGCTCCTAACATTAAGTAACTATCGTAAGTTGCACCCAACAAAATAATAATTGAGTTAATTAAAATTCCTGTTCGTTTTTTCATAGTGTTTGTTTTAATGTTTCTACAAAACTAATATAAATAATTCATATAAAAACACTTTTTTTAATTATTTTTTTACATAAATAACAAAACCCCTGATTTCTCAAGGGTTTCATAACACAAAACAAACAGAAAGATTTTTATTTTAACCTTTCAGACCTACGTTTGTCCCATCGTAGGGGGGTGAAAAGACTTACTCTGAGCGCCCTGTTCTTATGAGAAGGGGAGTAAGTATATTAAGGTGACTTAGTAACTGTTCTTATGGTAAGTATCTAAGTACTATTTTCCTATCTTAAAACGTCTTAAAATGAATTTTACTACACGTTTAGCTATCAGTTTCCAAATACCGCCTTTAGATTCGACTTTCACCTCTAACCCTTCAGCGGTCTTTGAAATTTCAATATCAATGTTTTTACTATCTAATTTAAATTCTTTGTTCACTTCGTCTTTTAATACGTGAATATCTACATTCTTTGAGTCTATATCCAGTTTGATATTCGTACCGTCTTTTTCTAAATTAACGTCTACGTTATCCGTGTCAATTGTTATTTTTTTCTTTGCCATAATTATTTATTTATTCCAACGTGCTGCTGTTCCCCTTACGTCGTAGTGTACCCAAGTTGAATAAGTACCTAAACCACCTTGTTTCATTTTACCTTCAGCAATTAATTTCTCGATAATAGCGGCAACTTGTTTAGGTGTGTAACCTTCTATTTTAAAATCCGCAGCTTCGCCCGTTATATGCCTTGACTTAGTCGCACCGCCTATTTTAGCGTTGTGTTCCGCTGGCCTGTAACCGCTTGTTATCTTAATTGGTTTTTTTACTTCGTCACGTAACACTTGTAAATTCTTTGCAAGTTCAATTAAGTTTCTTAACACGTCCGTAGGAACGGTAAAATTATGCTTGTTGAACTCGTTTAAACTGAAATTTGTTGTTAGCTTCATATCTTATTTTTTCGCTAATTTACGACTTTTATTTTCAAGTACGGCAACCGTATCAGATTTTATGATCGGAGCTTGTGGCTGTTTTTCTTCAATAGGTTTTCTATTGTAATATTCGTTTTTATCTAAGCAGTTGTACAAACGTTCTTTAACGTCTTGCACCTCGAAATGCGTGTACGTTAACCATAATGCAAGCACTCCGACCGCGCCTTGTTTTTTTATCACTTCAATAAATTGTGTTAAAGGTATCATTTTCATTATTCAAAAGGTGGTGTTATTGGTTTTGGTTTATATTCAATCAATGCTAAATCTTTTACCCAAACAAAAGACGGATTAACGCATTGCTCCATTTCTTCTATTGATATTACCCAATTATCGTCTATATCTTGAATAGGGTTAAAATAAGAATCTAAGTCATACAGCTGACCTACTAATTCGTCTTTTTGTATTTCTGTTAAAAGCCCTACTTGTATCATACTTGTCTACCTAAAGTTGTGTTAAAAGTTTGTATTGCAGTTCTTAAATCAGCTGCTTGTGTATCTGTTAACCCAGCACCCATTGTAACAGTAGCAGCTTGTTTTGTTGAATAGAATTTAGAAGCACCGTTTAAATTATTCCAAGCGCCTATCCAAATATCCCCGTTAAAATTACCGCTTGAAGCTGTCGTTCCCGTAGCTACTTTTACTCCGTTTTTCCAACCGTTAACTATATTCGATGCAGTTCTATTAGATATATAAAACCCTAACGAATTTGCATCTACGTATGTTATATAACTACCAGCTGAATTTACTCTATAATAAGTTGTGCCGCTTGTTCTAATCTCAATTAAACTACCTATTGCACCCGAAGCATCCTGACCTCCTATTTCAATTTCAGTTCCATTACTATTTGTACGTGAATAGAATGACAAGTGAAAAGAGTTTTGCCCTGTACCTACGGTAGTAGGGTTAAAATTCGTGTTACCATAAGCATTAACACCGTTAAATTGTACCCCATTATTTGAAGAAACTACACCACCGTTCCAAGTAACTTGATATAAAGCTGGATTAACAAGGTTGAAACTTGTACTTGTATTCGTCCCCCCTACCATTGGATAAACTACCAAATTAGGAAGCGTAAATAAACCAAATGATTTTAAATCAAGAACTAATTGATTAACAGCTGTTTTTTGCGTTGAATCTGTTATGTTAGCAGCCGTAAAAAATGCAGCCGCAGCGGGATCAAAAGCAGGCGCCCCTATTATATCAGTTGCACCAGCTTCAGAAACGGAATAAACCGAACCCCATCCGATAGCATTATCAGCGCCTTTTCCCCACCCTATATTATTATTTGAAGCACCGTCGCCCCATCCATTTGCATTTGCCATTTTCTAAGTTGTTATGTCTCCAGATAAAACCCACTCGTTAGTATCTATCTTTATTAACGTTGCTTGTGCGTATTGTGCCAAAAGTTTATTTTTACCGCCGTTACTTCGCATTGTTACCGTTGCTGTTGGTGCAACCGTAGTTTGTCCCGTACCGTACTGAATTATAATAATTTCCGTTCCTATTGGAAACGCATGGCTTGTATTAGTAGGTATTCTTAAATCGTTAGCACTTGAATTATCTACTTTTATAATTTTGTTCGCATCAGCTAAAACTAAGTTGTTTAACGTACTCGAATAAGTATTAATATTTTTAGTTACTATTTCAGCACCCGTAATATACTTACTTGCAAAAGTACCACCCCCAGCATCTTGTGCAATTGCAAAACGATCCGTAGCAACTATATTACTTGCCTTTGCTGTTAATTGACTTATCTTTACGTTCGCCATTTTGTTTGTTTAAATACGTTATTAATTTCTTTATATTCTCTTGTTTCGGTTTATATTTCTTCATAAATACCAGCCTTGATAATTGTTGTTTGTGTCCGGGTACATATCCCCGTTTGAGTTACTATTATATTCAGGAAACTTATCGTTGTTAAAACTTATATGTTCAATAAATCTTTCAGTATAGTGTTGTGCAATACTTCTTTCTTTTTCTATTAGGAAATCTATTTCAACTTTTTCTACGTTAGTTGCGTTTTCTGAATTGTGTTTGTACACCCCTTTATTCGCTATTGTGTAAGCTGCAAAAGGTAAGTATTCAACCATTGCCCAGTGTATAAGCATCGGTTTAACATACGTAACTAAAAGATTATTATAGTCGGTTGGTATTGTGTAAATTGAAGCTATTGTAACCGCTCCATTTGTACCACCCGAAACAGTCGCCGTATTTCCAACTTTGTAACCCGTGCCAGCCGTATTTATTGTAGCGTTTGTAATTAACCCACCCGAAGCCGTAATATTCAATTTTAAACCCGTTCCCGTTGCGCTCGTTGTATTTACAGCCGTTCCCGTTGTATATCCAGTTCCTTGGTTACTTACTGTTATTGCAGTTGGTATTCCTGAAGTAGCTAAAATAATTTCAGCTTGTAATTTTTGAAGTAAATCAGTACCTAAAAAGTTTTGTATGTGAATATCTTGTGCGATTTTGACAAACTGTATGAAAGAATCTGTATCTACGTTGCCATTCATTGCAGTGAACTTTACAACGTCTTGTCTTGTTATTAATAGTGCTTCTGCCATTATCGTGTAATTTCTCTTTTAGGTTGTGGGTTGCTTGGTAAAAAACCATAATTAGGCATATCAACAGGTCTTTGACTAACTTTAGAATCGTTTTTTACTACATAACCTAACTTTTCAGCTTTTTTAACTGCAACTTGTTTTAATTCTTTGCTATTAACATCTATTGCTTTGCCGCTAAATGTAGCGTAAACTTGTTTATTCCATCTGTGATGACAATTACCACCGCCTTTATAAAACCAAATTGAATACGTATCCGCTCCATTTGGTCCCCAACCTTCGTTTACTATTTGCGACCCCATTTTAATAATATCTTCTTTACGATAAATTTTATTAGCCGCCATCATTCTACGACAAAATTCACGTTCTGCATCTTTAGCCCCAGCGTAAACGTACCTTGTTATGAATTTAACGTCTCCGATTACTTCGTCTTGTTTACTTGAAATATTCGGTCTATTGTCGCCCGTTGAAACTAAGTTTACAATTTTACTCAATAACGATTGTTTTGGCTCTTTAGAAAGCGTTTCGTTCTCTTTATCGTCCGTATCATAGTCAACTGGGTATTCGTCTATTAGAATCGAATTTTCGGGTACATCTTCGCCTAATTTAATTAACGCTTCAGCTATCTTAAAATCTTTGCTTAATAGTTCGGGCGCTAAATCACTACCGCCTTGTTCAGGTGGTAAACCTACAATACTTCGTATTTCGTTAGGTGTTAAAGTTTCAATTACTTTATTAGCAACTAAAGGACTTAAATTATTGATTGAATCTAACAAGCGTTTTTTATCGCTATTTGTTGTTAAGTCTCCAGCCGAATCTAACGGGTTTAACGTTTCAAAATATAGCTTTAAAGTAATTCCGTTATAATGTAGTACTGTTTCAAATGCTTCTATAATTTGGTCTTGAATTGGTTTTACAACCATGTTTTCAAATAACACTTGTGCGTTACGTAATTCATCAGCATTCGAACTAAATCCATTTGACGAACCTAAACCGAAAAGTAAAGGTGAAGTAACGTTGTGCGCTAACATAATCTTTTTAACGCATTCCTCGCTTAATGAATTGTACAAATCTGGCGCATCGTTAACGGGCATTTGATCAACCGTAGTTTTGCTTTCTTGATTTGCATTAAATCCGATAATAACTTTTTTACCTTGTGGTCCTGTTAATTGGCTGTTTACTTTATTTGTGATTAATAGTTGTTGTTCTTCTGTTGGAACGCCATTATTAAAGTTAATTACTACCCTACCACTAAAACCGTTTTGTACTTCGTTAATTAAATAATCAGCTATTTCTTCTTCTAACTTTGCGTAAGGTAAACCACCTTGATAATCAGGCAAAGCGTAATATTTCATTCCTACCGCATACGGCTTTGAATATAGTATTTCTACTTGTTCGTTAGAATATCCAAACGCTGGAATTCTTTTAGGTACATATTTCTTTGTGTCCTCCCAATTATCTGAATAGTAATAGGCTTCTATTTCACCGTCTTTATTACATTTTTCAGCACGTAACAAATTCACGGGTATGTGATAAGCCTTTAAAATCTTTTTATGCACTTTGTCGTAGTGAACTTGCATAGCAAATTGACCGAACATTTTACGATCTAAAACTATTTTACGAATACAATCAGCATTAAATAAAGCCATCATTTGAGCGTACTCGTTTGGCTTTTTATTAGCGTCTAATGCACTTAAACCCCTACCGTAAATTAATCTATTAACGTTGTTAATTACCGAGCTGTTAGTCGTCGAATTAACATACCTATCAATGATAAACTGAAAGTAATTATTGTCTTCGCCAAATTCCACCCAAGCATCTCGTTTTGATTCTTGAATTACTGGCGTCGTGTATGTACTTAATTCTAAAACGTGTATGTTATTCATAAACTATAAATTCATTTGTTGTACTGTTTGAAACGTATTGTCCGTTATTTACTGTAAAGGTATTAACGTTTTGATTAGTACAAAATATCCTATCTTTATATACTACGACAGCACCGTTAATAAATACTAAATCGTAAAAATGATTCTCTACTAAATTAAATTCAGCTTCTAAAGTGTCGTAATAGTCGCCTACCGTGTGCGTGTATCCAGTTATTTGAGTTGTTACGCCCGTTTGTTCGTCCGTTATTCCAACATAATTAAACGTGTGCGACCTTGGTATAAATACAAAAGTTTGATCGTTTGTTGAAGTAGTTAGAATAATCATATACTATTAACTTAAAAAGTACAAAATTGTCCTTAAAACAAAAAACCCCTACCGAAGTAAGGGTTAATTGTATGCAAGTATATGAAGGAAATTAAGAAGTAACTATTGTTGCATCAGTACCAGCTCCAGTTTCAAATAAAACTTTTAATCCGTTTTCATCTGTTACGTCAAGGAAATTAGCAGGTGAAACTTCCATAGCTTCGAAAGTTAAATTATAACCGTTGAAATCACCTAAAGCCGAACCTGAAGATACAGTTCCCGCAGTAACGTCAGCCCCTTGAGTCAAGCCCATCAAAAAGAATTGGTCAGTCATTGTTCTAACAACTATTCTCGGTCTACCGTAAGCAAGTAGTTTAACGTTTTTATGCGTTGTAACGTCTTGTCTTTTTAATTGGATAGTAAGTGTTTGTTGAAAGAAAGTAGTACCGTTGTCGCGGCTTGAATTGATTGTAGTTTCAAAACTGTTAGCGCCTTTCAATTCGTATTTATACAAGTTTATAGCGCTTGCGCCAAGTGGAGTCCAGTCAGTAATTAAATCCGTGTCCGTTGCATCGTATGTTACATCGTCAGAATTTAAGTCGTCGTAGTTTATAAAGTAGATAGCTTTCAACCCCGAAACGGAATCTTTACATTGTTCTATTCTACCATTTGTTATATCACAGCTCATTTTATTATTTTTTAAAGTTTAACAAAAAAAAAGGTGGTGTATATTGCACCACCCTTATTTATAGTTTTTGGTTTTTTAGTTAGCCGAGTTAACGATTCCGTAAGTAAC